TGTACACGTTAGCCAAGTCAATAAGTGCCATGGCATCTGCGCGCTCTTCACAAACATTAATCATATGCTGTGTTAATGCATCGGTTGTTAAGCCGGGGACAGTAAGCACATTCATATTCAACGATTCGGGATCTGCTACGGTATCAATTGCTCTCTTATAAGTATAATAAGGATAGCTATTGAATTCGGTGGAAGTAGAACTCATTTCTCCGTTGCGGAGAGGATCTGGCTTCTTAATATCAAACCCGTCAAAGCCGCCGAAGAACGGAGCAGTGAAGCGATCATATCCTAAGTCCAACAAGTCGCCGTAGGAGGCGCTAGTTACACTAGTGCCAGCAACACGAGAGCCAGAGAGATAAAAATATGTACTCTTAGGCGAGTCAAGAGTAACGTTGTCCAGCGAGAAAACATAAGCATAGCCTTCTACGCCGGCATCAGAAGTCGAACTTGGATCATCATCCTGGCCAGTGTACCAGGAGCGATGTACCCCTGCGACACTAACATCGTTTCTGGAGCTACCGTTTGCTCTTGTGTTTTGGAATCCAAAATAACCATCCGTGGGGTCAGACAAACCACCATCAGAGGCAGAAAGGCGAAGTCGTGCGACAGGGAAGGCTATAGAACCAGTCATTCCTAGGGTGCCACCCGCCGCTGGATCGGGGGTACCATCCCAGGCGGCGGACTGCAGCTTACCGAACAGATAGTAGCCATTTCCGGTGGAATTAGAAGCAGTAACAGGCGTACCATAAATTACGGAAGCAGGATTAAAAACCATTAAGTCTTGGGTGGCCAAATCGCCTGAACCTGTTACACTTGTTCCACTCTTGAAGCGGGGGGGCCCGAAATAACCGAAAGGCAGAAGCTCGGGGTCTGTGGCGCCGCCTTCAACATCGGAGTTCATTTCAACATATACAAATTTTGACTGATTCGGGTATTCGCCATAAGTCTTCAGACGACGAGCAGTAGTATCCCATTGCGTATACTTGTCTCCAATTACTCGCGAGATAAAATTGGGAGAGGCTGGATTTAATGTACAGTTATCAAAACGCTCCATTACCTCAACTGCGCTATCGGTATCAGAAAGCACGCGGAGAACAACACTAAATGAGCCATATTCACTAGCAGTAGTGGTAGACTTTCTAATATTCTCAATTGAAACCTTACAGTTTCTTTGTAGCCACTCACCATGTCCACGACCTTTAAGTCTAAACAGTTTTTGCATGTTTTGGGGGACATAATCGGTTGGAGTACCAAGGTGCTGGCCAATAAACCAGCCGGCCTTAGCTTCCTGAGCGCTAAGTCCCAACATGTTGTGGGGACCTGTACCTACCGCACTATTAAGTGCGATGGGGAGCATGACACCCTGCAGGGCTTGGGTCTGAGACGTTAAGTCGTTTCCGGTGGTGTCCGTGAAGCGTCCAGCGGTTTGAGGGCCGTCTCTCAATTCCTGTTCGAATGATTCTCCAAGCCAATAAGTCTGATATGCGCCTGCCGGGAAAAAGGTGCCGGCTGTCGAAGCAAGCTGTGGGTTAGTCTGAAACCGCTTGCGAATGAAAAGATCAGAAGAATCATCAAAGTTAAATCTAATCTTTTCGTTGGTAGAGCCGTCCTTTGCAACTTCAACCGTGAAAGAGCCAGCATTATTGGTATCATTTGCGATTACCCAGCCAAGACCACCAGTAGGATGATTGAAGCCGGCAACGGTACCACTTAAAACAAATTGTGTGGCACTGTCTGCATACCAGACAGCAGCAAGAACACCGGGTTTTGTTACATCACCACCAAGAACGTTGGTAGATGAAGAGGGCCAAACCCAAAGACCATAAGCGCCTCCATTCGAGGCAAGGGCAGAAGCAGCGCTGTTTGATGTTTTCCAGCCGGCTTGAGCGGCTGTGGAACCGTCATTACCGCTGGACTGTTGTCCTAAAAGCCGAATGTATGTCAGGGGCGCCACATTTGAGCGCAAAAAAGCTTTAGCGGCATAAGTGCCGTACATTGGAGAAGTGCTGCCACCATTTCGATACACATCACCCACACCACCAATACCGGGTTCGGTATTTCCAAACATCTCAACGAATTCCGAATATGATTGTACCTTTACTGGCTGCATCGCTAGACCGCGACGAGCCCTACCGATAACAACTGGCCCGATAGCGTCTGCTGATTTGGGGATAAACGAATTATCAATTTCATTTATGAAAACGCCGGGAGATACAAATTTAAAGCTTTTTACTGACATACTTTGTGATTCCTTTTAAAACAATAGCAAAAACATGCTACTACAATCATTAATTAAATAGTATTTTTAATCCCAAAAAGCTCCTGAACTGTAAAGAAAAATAAGGCTTTACTTCAGGAAGTGCCCCCAAAGATGTTAGTATTGCCTTCTGGGACGGGGCCCTCGCTGGGAAAAGTAATCTCAACCGCATTTTCTTCTATTGTAACAATGGGCCGATCATCGTTGCTTTCTTCCCCCATGAGATATCCCAAAACCCGAATATTAATGTCAGTAGTGAACATGCGCATCTCTTCTCCCAAAGCTGCTACATTATTATTATGCGCAAAACCTTGTTCGATAAAGGCTTCATAAAGGTGTCCGTTTCTTTTCAAGACAAAAGAATTGATTTGGCCGGTTCGTCCCATAAAAGGAGTCATTAGACTGTTCATCTGCTGCTGATATTCAGATCTAATTGAAATCTTATATTCGGCATTAATATAGACTGGGATGGGGACAGACAATGTTTGAATGACGACTTTTTTGTTTATTCGCGGATAATAACGCTGTTTATCCCCGCCGGCTGTTTCTCGTGTGCCAGAAGCAACAGCAAAATTTCTTGTTTTGTCTTGTACAACTCTTCTAGCGAGCACAAAACGTCCGACGCGCTGATTTTTCTCTTTAGAATAATAATGTGCCTGGAATCCTCCTTTGCGCCCGGGGTCTTTCGTAATTCCAGTTCTCTCGATGCTTATTAAAGGAAGTTTGAGCGCGCCGGCGTCATCTCGTAATGATTTTTCATTTTTAATTTGAAAAGTGCGCTCTGGTGTTTGCCACAAAACCGGCACCTTCGTAAATCCTTCATTTGTGTACACGCTTAGATCAAGATCTTCCTTAATCCACGAAACAAGAGAATAATCTATATTTTCTATAGTAGATGCCAGCATCCCTACTTCTTTAAGAGTAAAGTCAGCCTTACCGTTACTTCCCGTAGGAATCATCGCAAAATCAAAATTATCAGGTAGCATCGAATAGTCCCTTTCTGGCTCTCTTACAGACAGCAGCAATTTCAAAGCTATGATCGACTTGACCAAAAAGCTTTGTTGGTTCAGATAGTTTTACAATTTCATAAAAATACTCACCATATAATACAAAATCGCCTTCACGCACATACAGATCTTGGTCCTCCGTCAGGCGGCGCCTGTGGAAATGAACTGAGATTTCCCACGATTTGTCGATTCCAAAGCCATCCATATATTCAGTTACATAATCGGTAAATTCGACCAAAGCATACACTCGAATTGGAGGCAAATATGTTTTTTCGATTGCTTCTCCATATAATTCGTGAAAATTGGTGGTTTCTAAATCAATAGGATAATAAAGAATTTGTTGGCCAATGACTTTCTCAATTAATTCATCATTAACTTGTTTTACAAGATCTCGCTCCTTCTTTCCCAGAAAAAGAGGAGGTGGTGGGGCAGGCGGTTTTTTCCATTTATTATCTGCCATCGTTTATTATCCTACAAAAATTGGGAGAGGTGTAATCTTAAGAATATTGGAAGCAGCATCTGTAAGCTCTTGATCGGTCTTTGCCAATTCGTCGTATGTCATTGTGTTCAAAATTTCTACCAGCTTGTCTTTAAGTGTTGATTGTTCTTCTTTGGCTTGTGATAGTAATTCTGAATGATTGAGAGTAACGCTTTCTCCTGGAATGGGCATCGTTGTGAACTTGCCTCTAATTTGTCCTAGCATTTCTTTAGACAGGGCCAAGGCATACTTCCGAATCCACTGTTTTCCTATAGCATTGATATTTTCATATGGAAGATTGTCGAATGGCATCGAGTTAAGATTGTTGATGCCTTTAATACCGGTGTTTGTATCGCCATCTTCAGCCCACGGAGTAATATCAACATGAAATCTAACCCACACACGATCATTATAGCCGTCGCTCCAATTACTAGGGGTAGGATAAAGTCTTAATTTATTATTTATAATTTCATACGCATAGTTTGAAGTTCTTGTTACAATAGAGTCTTCATACATTTTAGCTTGAAGCTTATTTTGCCAAGTTGGAATAATTTCAAAAGTTGCATCATCGGCATACTGTCCATAAGTAGAATAATTTCCAACAACTCCAAAGCCACCATAATATCCGTAAAAACGCCACATTGCCCTAGGAGATTTATAATAAACCTTAGTAACTATTATACGCTTGTTATCTACTTTATCTTTAAAGTCAATAGCTGTCCCTGAGTCGTCTTCACCAGATACGGAAGCACTTTGGACAATAGATTGTAAATCATAGTCTTGAACATTTTCAATTGGCTTGAAGGATGCTGAATATTGGGGCACCGTGCCTCCAAAACCGCCTGCAGCCGCCGCCCCGTCGCCTACTCGACGTGAGTATCCAATTGTAAATCTTGGGTATCTTAAATTGACGTTTTCGGGCCCGGTTAGCCTTTCGCCTTTGTGATCAAATGTGCCAGTGGCTTCTCCAAGAAAAGTAGAGAGAGCATTTTTGGACTGATGAATATTAATAATATAGGAATATTCTAAAACAGCTTCTTCGTATGCCGCATATACATTTGATGGCGTTAATTCAATATCAATTACATCGCCGCCAAGTTTTTTATAAGTATAGGCAACTTGTAGGGCGGCGCCGCTTAAAAAGTCAGCAGAGCCTGTGTAAATTCCGAACGGTAACGATCCGGAAACCGCCACCGCGCTTCCTGTTGATGTAAGAACAATTGCGCTTGTTTCAGAAGTTGGGCTTAAATTCGTTGGCATTAGTTATACTCCCGCTAATCTAATTAGTTTTTTAAAATATAAAACCAAAAATCTCAAAAATTTACCGGCGAAAAAAATTAACAAATCGACTTTTTGAGTTTTCTATTGAAAAACAAAAACCCCCGCCACAAAGGACGGGGGTCTTGTTTAATATGGCACTAATCTATTGATTAATTGCCTGACTCACCTACGAGTCCACGCACGACAACTAAGCCGTACATATCGGGACGCACCATCTTCTTGGCGTACCGAGTCATCACGCCCTTGCGGGGCACGAAGTCTTCGGGTCCAAAGATAGTGGGTGTAGTCTGCAGCGGCACATAAGGTGCGTACACGTATCCACTTTCAAGGAAAGAGGAGCCGCGACGACCAACCAGAATCACGTTTCGCAGGAAGTACGGGTCAACAATGACATCGAACTTCTTAGAAATTGATCCAACCTTTACAGCACCAACACTACCCTTCTCATCGTCATGAGTGACAGATGCGCGGAATCCAGCAGTGAACTCCAGGATGTTTGCCACTTCAGGTCCGCAGACAAGGAAGTTAGCACCACCCCGCAGAGTCTTAACGTGAATCTGCGCAGACACATCATTGACGGTTTCAATAAGGGTCTCGTACCATTCGCTGACGGTACCGGTGAAGTCGGGAGCCTTACTAGAGGCACCAACTTCAGTTCCAGTTGTACGGTCTAAGAACAGACCGGGCGACCGGGACCAGTAGTACGTACCAGCAGTTGCGCCGTTAACGAGATCGGCAAGGATCTCACGGTCGATCTCAAGAGCAACTTGCTCAGAGAGAATACTGGTAAGCTCAACCTCAGCATCAAGGTTGTGGTATGCGTTAAGATCCTGTCCTAACTCAGGGGTCCACTTAGCCTTAAGCTTCTTGGTCTGTGCGGTCACAGCGATGGAATCGACTTTGATGTCGATCTCAGGGATGAGTTCTTGGTTTTCCAAGCCCCACGCAGTAGCACCAACAACTGCGCCCATAGTGTTTGCAGCGTTGAAGTTATCCCGTAACGGGTACGTGGTGACAAGGCCGGTTCCACCAATGAGAGACGAACCAACAATGTCGACGGAAGTCAGCCAGTACAACTGAACGTTGCCGCTAGTCGAACCAGTAATCTGAGTCAACCTACGAAGCTGCTTCGTGTTAGCAGATGTAACAGCCGCTTCCATGATGCCATTGAGACTCTCGATAGATGCCGAAACGGTACCAAGATTATTATAATCCAGGTCTGCGCTTAAGCTCGACTGAGGTACATCCATGCGGATAACCCACCGTGCGGTACCGGAAGAACTTAAGGAAATAAGATCCGGATCCCATACAATAGACTTTCTCTGAGCCAAGCTAGAACCAGTCAAACTAAAGAGAGTTTGAGTAACAGAACTACCTGTAACGGTGCTTGAACCAGTCGGACTGGAATAAGCATAGCCGCGCGCACCAACGGTACGTGGACCAGAAAGGTCTTCCTTCAGAGCACCGACTAAGCTAACGCCGCCGGTGATCTCGGCACCAACTTCGGCGCCACCGTAAATAGACCTATCGGCCATATTACCAAAGCGATCTCCTTGAGCGCCAGAACCACCCAGATTAGGTGAGAACACGAAATCCAGGAAGAAGATGAGACCCGAGGGAAGACTCATCGGTTGAACGCTAACAAGATCGTTAGCGATCAGTCCCGCGAAAACTCGACGGACGATGGGGAATGCGACGGCAGCAAAGCCTTCGACATCACCAGCGGCCATGGAGGAGTTCTCACGAAGAAGCTCCTTTGCTTGATTTTCAAGCAAACGGGCCATAGATTGGCGTTTGCGTTCACCGTCAAGACCCTCTAAGAGTCCGGTGCGCTCCCACTTCTCTAATAATGCATGCCCCTCAGCACGCATATCACGATTGACAACACCTTCGGTCAATCGTTCAATAATACCAGCCATTTTAAAATACCTCCTATGTTAATGTATTTGTATTAATTTTACTTAATACCTGCTAGTTTTTTCATCCGCTCCGCTAATGGATCGGATGGTGTGCTCTCTTGACGAGAAGCACGAATAACGGAAGTTCTACGACGACCAATTGCTTCACTCAACGATTGTGGGGTAGCCTTGGTGGCCACCGGCGTTGCGTTTTCAAGCGTGTGATATATCGTTTTCGCCTCTGTTACTGAACCAGCTTTTGAAATAGCGTCGGCAATTTTTGACTTTTGCCGCTCATTTAGGGAGGTATTTCTCAAAACACGGTTCGTGTAAAGCAAGCGAGCATTGGAAAGGTTTACATGTTGTAGACCTTCTCTCAACTCTACAGTTGCTTGCTTGTGTTGTTTAAGTGACTCTTTAAGTTGATTATTTTCGAAAATCAACTCTTCTTGAGCCTTCTTTAAAGCTTCTAATTCTTCTTCGATGTCGGTGCTGCGTCTGCGCGCTAGCTCTTTCTCAATTTGATATTTCATATCCTCTGAGGAACGGCCGGCCCAACCAACCAGGGAAGCGCCCATATCGACTGTAAGTTTTTCTACGATGGAATCTATCATCTCATCGGAAATGTCTAATTCTTCATTTTGTGTTGAAGTCTCTTCCTCTTCAGCGCCATATCCTTGGCTTGGATCAACATCGGTAGTTTCTTCTTCAGCTTCAGGATCGGATTCAGTACCGCCATAACCAGATAATTTATCCTGTATCGCGGAGGCTTCTGCGCCTTCAGAAAACATTGAGATAAGGGTCGCTTCACTAAGAATAATTTCTTGTTCATCTTGAAGCTGACGAACAGTTTCCTGAAGAGCGTCTAAGTTAATCTCTATATCAACTTCTTTTCCTGATGCGGGCAGATGATCTAAATTTTCGCCTTCATTTTCAGAAAAATTGTCGGTTGCCGCAAGAGGGACATCTTCAACAATTTCTTCTCCAGGGGTTGTTTCCTCTATGGGGGCGCCGGGGTCAAGGCCCGGGGCCGCGGGTGCTCCGAGATCTAATTCGGCGCCGGGTTCGGCCGCAGGGTCAGTGGGGGCGCCAAGATCAAGCTCAGGCACTTCTGCTTCGTCTTGTTCTAAAAGTTGATTTAGTGTCTGACGAACTTCTTCTGAGTATTTGTCAATCACCGTTGTTTCTGCGTTTTTGAGGGCGGCTTCACGAAGTGCTTTTGCATCTACAATAGCGTCTCTTAACAAACTAGACATTAATATGCTCCTAAAATTACATTAATTCAAAATAAATAGTGTTTTAAAGTTCTAAAATCCCTAATAATCGACTATAATATTGGTATACATTAAACTAGTCGCCTAATATTACCCATCGATCATTATTGATGGATTGTATTTTAGTACTATCAGCGGGACCAAGAACCTTAGTAGGGATCCCTTCAATTGTTTCACTACCGTCAGGTTCTATTAAGGCTGTCACATCACCGTGGATGTTTTTAATATGATAAATAATTGAATTAACGGTGACCGCGGCAGGTAATGACGCTGTTAGGGCGGCGCCCGATAAATAAACAATATGGTCATGCGTATTCAATGCATAGTTTGTTGTTTTAATGATATATTTCTGGTATGTCCCACCGTTAAGGTGAGCGTCATATGACACAGCCAAGTTAGAAGCAGTTAGATAAGCGGTTTCGGCGCCGCCGCCTGAATTGATTACAAATGCGCCGTCAGACGCCAAAGTTCCATTAGCACCATAGATCGCAATCTCAGCACTATCGCCAGCACCAACATTCGTTAAATTAGAGGCATCCCCAAAGAAGTAAGAGCCGGAAATGTTGCCAGACCCTGAAAGATTTCCTGTTACCGTAAGTGTTGAACCATCAAAAGTTAGATTAGCTTCAGAATTAACCGTGCTAGAATCAACAGACGTTATAACCCTGTTGTCTGCTGCATTTGTATAAGACGTAACTGCGGCTGTTGGGAGGCCCGATAATCGGCTACCGTCTCCGGCAAAATAGGATGCGGTAATTCCCAGACTAGAACTCATATCTCCAGTAAGACTAAGTGTACCTCCATTAAAAGTAAAATTAGCTTCAGCGTTGATTGCTGATGCGTTGGTTGATGTTATAATCCGATTGTCTGATCCATTCGTATAGCCGTCAACAGTTTGGGTAATATTATCCTGCATATAATTCTTAAGCACAGTTATTGTAGAGTTCTTTGTTCCGCCGGCGGCGCTGTCGCCAATTAAAATCTTATCGTTTGCAGCAAGGGCGGCCTTTGCTGATGCCGACGCTGGTGATACTAACAAGCCAGCGGCTGCGAATGATAAGCCAGAGTTGGATGCTAAATCTACTGATACACCAGATGCCCCAACTGTAATCCCATCGTCTCCTACTGCTACTATTTTTTCGCTGGAGGCTCCTAATCCATCTCCAATATATATATTTGAAGCGGACAACTGGCCAGAAACCTTGTGTGGTTCTAAGGACACACTTGTTAGACCCGCACCAGAACCAGAAAAGACAGATGCAGTCAATTCTGTTGTCGTAGACATCCGTGTTCCGTTGAATGTAAAGCCGGCGTCTGCTGTTGCCGTGCCATCGCCATCAGATACTAGAATGCGGTTCGCGCCATCGTTACTAATACTCGTAATCGCGGGGGGTACAAGTGAACCAGCATTGATTGTAACAGCGCTGGCGGATAGCGTACTTGAAAAAACTTTACTTCCGCCAATAGTTTGATTACTATAATCATCAACCATGCTCTCAATAGAGCCGGTGGGAGAACTTGAAAAATTAACAGTTCCACGAAGTGTATTATAAGCCATTTTTTACCTCTTTCACTATAAATAGATTATTATTAGCAAACTTTCTTATATAAATAGTTATAAAAAAAGAGCGCTCCCGAAAAGAACGCCCTATAGGTTACTAATAATCAATATTATTATGGATGATTAAATAATATACCACTGATCTCTACCTAATCCACCAGCCGAAGAAGTTGCATAAACCAAAGTAATGGAAGCAAAATCAGATTCAATAATTGCTCCGTGTGCCTCGTTATCGACATAAGGACCATTTGTGACAGCAGCATACGCACCACTAATCGTCAAAGTGTTGCCACCCAAAGCGGGAGCTTTAACACGCACAACGTCTCCATTGCTTCCCGATGGAAGAGTCCAAACGCGATTGGCGTTTAAAGTAACGGCTCCAAAAGTTAATCCACCAGTGATGCTTCCATTCTCGTTGCCAATCCACTGGACATCAAGACTTGAGCCGCCGGTGGCAGCAAGGACGCCGTTAGTAGCAGAAATACCCGAGCCAGCGATTAGCGCGGCAATGTCTGCCCACTTTTCTTTCTTACATTCTCCAGTGGCGCCGCCGTCGAGGAATGTTATATAGTCGTCGGCAACGACCATGGCCTCCTCGGTTACCAATGCAGGGCCAATGCCGAACAGATCGTCAATAGTTTCCTTGTGAAGACCATTATCATCAACATCCGAGAAGGCGAGGGTATCACCCGTTGCTATCGTCTCTGCGTCCAAGCTGTGAATTTCCACAGACATGACACCACTGGCATCAGCAAGACCAGTGGCAGTAACGGTTCCGGCAAACAAATTAGCTACGTCGTTAATGCTACCCTTTTTCAGGGTGCCGGACTCGCCGCCGTCGAGGAAGGTTACATAGTCGGCTGCGGCAATAGTGGCCGCGGCAGCTTCCGACAAATCTACAGTAAGCTTGCTGGGATATCCTGAAGCATCCAGCATATCGCCGGCTAGTCCAGAAACATCTTCTATAGTAAGCGTCTTAAAGAGACCTTGGGCAGAACTGGAAATCTCTGCGCTAGCACTAATTGCTCTGGGGAGAAAGTCTCTGTTCGTCTCAATAATAAGAGCGCCGTCCAGCTTATAGACGCCACCCTCAACATCGATATCCCCTTCTTGTTCTAAGGAGCCGCTCATCACAGCGGCGCCTAGTTGAAATTTAAAAGCCATATTTAAAACCCTCCTACATGTTTATCAGGCAAATAAGATTAATATGCTAAGATATACCAATCCCGTTCTCTTATAAGTAGTAATCTCATATGCTTAAATTTTTAGTATATGAAATATTTATCGACGCCATTACAATAAAGCGAGATTGCTGTGTAGGACGACTCTAAAACTATCGAATTTTCACCATCAATAGTTTGGGATCCGCTGGCTCGAATGGTTATATTGTTAGTATTTGCGGCGCCGCCTTCGTCTTTTATAACATATGTTTGGCCAGAAGAGCAGCTAGCTGCATTTAAAAGAAAAAAATCTACAGTGGCACCAGTAGAATTTATACCAATATAATAATCTGTAAGTGAAGCTGTGGCATTTGCTGCGAGATAGCGTCTAGCGTGTGTAAGTCCGCCGCTGACCTGTAGAACTCTATTTGTAAATACTAAGTTTGTATTGCCAACAAAACTGCTGCCATCATTAACTTGAATAGAGCCACTTGACCCGCCCGGAGAAGTTGCAATGTTTGCAAGTTGGCTTCCATCGCCTTGAAAATAAGAAGCAGAAATTCCTACACTAGCGGTGAGATTGCCGGCAAGAGTTAGAGTGGTACCATTAAAGATTAAGTTGGGCTCTCCAACTATGCTATTGGCATTGGCGCCTACGGTAAGGAGATAATTGTTTGTCGGATTCGAAGTAATTCGAATAACGTTTGATAAGTTCTGTCCATCGCCAACGAAATTACTTGACGATACTTGTCCTTCTGATAATAATTCGCCTGGGAGATATACGGTTCCCGATAATACATTATACGCCATTTAGTAGGAACTCCCTTCATTAGAATACAAACCAGTTTGCACCATTTGAGTATAAACTAATCGCAGGGTAACTACCGGATAATTGATATGTTGCGGCTCCATCAATGGTTTCTGTTGCAGACGTTTGAACAGTGATCTGTCCAGTCCGACTAGAAACCTCATCTTTAATAACGTATATCCCTCCAGAGTTGGCCGTACTAGCACTGTGTAATCTAAAGTCTACATTACCTGCCGCAGAGATTCCATATATATAGGAAACATTCGAACTAGTGATACCAGTGGTATCTGTTACGCGTGTATATGCGCCGGCAAATCCCAAAACTTTAACTTGGCTAGTAGCAGTACTTACTTCTAAAATGCTGCCGGCGCTTGCTGTGCCAACGAGCATACTTCCGGTTCTAATGTGAATATCACCATCGGTATCTCCAAAATATGTTGAACCGCTAGAGTCAATTTCAGTTACATTCTCAACATGATAATGGCTAGCACTAATGGTTCCGGCCACAGCCAACGTACCACTTAAAACTAGAGTGCTAGCAGCGTAACTACCATAAGCAGCAGTGTGATACAGAAATTGTGAGGATCCGCTGGTAGCATTCGAGCCCGTAAGAAATTGTACGGCGCCTGGGGGGCCCGCAGCTTGGCCGCCGGATCCACTATCTGCACAATCTATATATGCCCATCCAAAATTGGCCACTTAAATACTCCCATCGATTAAAACTAGCATATATAATTAGCCTATCCTGTAAATAGTGACTGCCTCTGTGGTGTCCCCAACGTTCGTAAACCTGAATCTAAATGTTGCAGAAGCTCCATCTTGAATAACGAGGTCTCCCACAGTAGTGAGTCCCGCGCCACCTGGATCACCGAGAGTTACAGATAAGCCTCCCCCACTCGCTAAATTTATAACAGTCCAATCAAAAGCCATGCCGACAGATGGGTTAGTAATCGCGCCAACAATCTCTATGGCTGCTGGAAGGTCTTTTGCTCTTCCGGAGCCGGGGGTACATTTTGAAATCCCTGCTAATATATCAGTAGTCGCTATAGCAGTAGCGTCATCGGGCAGAGTTGTTTCAGCGCCCTGAACTACAAAGAATTTGTCCGAAATAAAATGACCATGAATTTGTGTCATGGAGCCAGTCTGTGTGGCATGGGGATAAAGCGTCATTTGAGAAACGTAGCTACCCGCTGATGCCACATCGTTACCGATAGTAAATGTGCCTGCGTCTGCGCCTTTAAATTCCCATTCATCTCCAGCATCGGCACCACCTTCATCTGCTTTGAAATATAGGCTTGCGGCTGCTCCATTAGATACGCCAACAATTGATGGGGCGCCATTTATCGTTACTGTGTCGGCGTCAGCATCGCCAATAATAACGTTTCCATTCGCAGTCACAGTAGTAAATGTACCAGCGCGAGCAGTGTCAGCGCCAATAATACCATCGATATTAGTGCCAATTAAATCTGTAGCGGTTATCGAAGTAGCAGTCGTCACAGTGCCTAAATCAGCAATGGTCGTGCCGTTAAATGTCGAACCTTTTCCAAAAACAATTTGTTCTGAACCATCTGTGGTGGTAAACTTCAAATAAGAAGTGCCGCCTTCGTTAATATTAAGGGCGTCGGCAAGATCATCGGTTAGCGAGATCTTGTTTAGTGTGTTGTTGCCCCCGAAAGCGATATCAAGTCCGACTGCCGCATCATCAACGCTAACGCTATCGCAGTTTATGTCACCAGCGTTTGTGATATTGCCATCACCGACGTCAAGGCTTGTGCCAACAATAGCTGCGAAAGTACCAGCGCGGGCAGTGTCAGCGCCAATAATACCATCGACATTGGTGCCAATTAAATCTGTAGCAGTTATTGAA